CACCACAAACCAAAAGGCAGCGGGACTGGCAACGCGTCCTCAAGCCAAGACGTTCATCTATGGATTCCTGTATGGTGCAGGTGTAGGTAAGTTAGGAGAGATTGTTGGTAAGGGGGCTAAGGAAGGTGCGATTCTAAAGAAGAGATTCTTAGCAAAGCTCCCTGCACTAGCAAAACTTATAGGACGTGTACAGGCAGCCGCTGAACGTGGCTATCTAGTGGGTTTGGATGGGAGGTACTTGAAGGTAAGGTCACCACACGCGGCCCTCAATGTGTTACTCCAGTCAGCAGGTGCATTGATATGTAAGCAATGGATGGTGGAGTTTGACAAGGCCTTGAAGGAGAGAGGACTATCGGAGTCATGTCTACAGGTAGCTTGGGTACATGACGAAATACAATTAGAGACAAAGGAAGACATGGCTAATGAAATTGGAGAAATCGCAATTGAATGTATTAAACGAGCAGGAGAATATTTTAAAATCAGATGTGAACTTACAGGAGAATACAACATCGGAGATAACTGGGCTGAAACCCACTAAGAAGAACAGAAAGAAGTTTGACTTAGATTTAGCGTATGGTCAGATGCACGAAGATAAAGTGTTAGATATGCTAGAGAATAAAAAGATTGAGGTTAAGACAGAGAGAGGTATGTGGGCCAAGACAGGCAACATAGCAATTGAGTTTGAATCTTATGGTAAACCCTCTGGTATTAATGCCACTGAATCTGATTATTGGTTTCATCGTTTAGCAATAGAAGATGATGTATATTGTACGCTAGTGTTTGATACTAAGACGCTTAAGAAGATAGTGGAAGAACTTGATGACCACCGTGTCGTTAAGGGAGGAGATAACTGGGCATCTAAGATGTACCTAGTAAACCTATCCAAACTGTTCTCTACAGATACGCTAAAGGTTTATAGACAACTATCCACGGAGGCAACAAATGAAACGAACACTACTAATTGACGGAGACATTATCGTATTTAGATATTCTTCTGTCGTTGAGCATGAGGTGGACTGGGGCGATGACGTATGGTCACTCTGGGCAGACGCTAAGGAAGCCAAGCAGTTAATCCTACAATACCTAGAACACCTGGTAGAGATGACAGCAGCAGATGATTTTATATTCTGCTTCAGTGACAAGGATAACTTTAGAAAAGGCATTCACCCTAATTATAAAGGCAACAGGAAAGGGAAGCGCAAACCCACTTGCTATAAAGGTATAAAGGCTTGGATAGAATCTAAGTACAAGACTGAGCAATACCCTGCATTAGAAGGTGATGATGTTATGGGCATCTTAGCTACATCTGGTAAGTACGAAGAGACTGTAATTGTATCTGAAGATAAAGACATGAAGACCATACCTGGACTCTTATGGAGAGCCGCAGAAATGGAGGACATCTCAGAGGAAGATGCTGATTACTTCCATCTTTATCAAACCTTAGTAGGCGATACAGTTGACGGTTATACAGGTCTTAGAGGTGTAGGTGATAAGAGAGCCACAGTGCTTCTTGAAGAACCTACATGGGATACTGTAGTAAAGGCGTATGAGAAAGCCGGATACACAGAGGATGATGCGTTAGTACAAGCTAGGTTAGCTAAGATACTTAGAGCATCTGATTATGACTTTTCTAAAGGAGAACCAATACCATGGCTTCCACAATAAATGATATTAGTCCTACACAGTGGGATGCTATTACTAAAGAATGGAACAAGACTGTAAAGAAGGTGGCTGTACAGGGTGAAACTAAACCTGCTTCTGTTAAAGAACATCAACCTATTAAACCCTACAAGTTACCTATAGATGCTCAACAGCGTAAGAACCTTCCTATCTATACTGGGTTCGTTAAATATTTTCCTAGAGCTATGGCTGAAGTATCAAGGGTGTCCTTGGTAGGTGGTATTCAGCATGGGCAAACCCCCACTACGCTCCACTGGGATAGACCTAAATCAGGAGATGAACTAGACGCTATGATGCGTCACATCATTGACCAAGACTGGGCGCAGGTAGCTTGGAGGGCGATGGCTAACCTTGAAAAACATTTAGAAAGAGAGGAGTAGCGGTGATGGAACAGTATCAAGAGTTTATACACAAAAGCAGGTATGCACGTTGGTTACCTACGGAGGGTAGAAGAGAGACTTGGGAAGAGACAGTACAGCGTTATGTAGACTTTTGGCATGCCCGAGGACAGATAACTAAGGCAGAGAGTAGGATGTTGTTCCAGTCAATATATAACATGGATGTAATGCCTAGCATGAGATGTATGATGACAGCAGGAGTTGCTTTAGATAAAGACAACGTAGCTGGATTTAATTGTAGTTATTTACACATAGATTCACCCCGTAGCTTTGACGAGCTTATGTATGTCTTGATGTGTGGTACTGGAGTAGGTTTCTCAGTTGAACGTAACTTTATCAATAAGCTCCCTCTAGTTGCTGAATCCTTCCATCCTACCGATACAGTTATTGTAGTATCAGATTCTAAGATTGGCTGGGCATCTGCCTTCCGTGAACTAATAGCCATGCTCTACGCAGGTAAGGTTCCTAAGTGGGATATAAGTAGAGTCAGAGGTGCTGGGGCAAGATTGAAAACCTTTGGAGGTAGAGCCTCTGGCCCTGAACCTTTAGTCAGCCTGTTTAACTTCTGTGTAGGTATCTTCCAGAAAGCCGAAGGACGTAAGCTGACATCCATTGAGTGCCATGATATCTGCTGTAAGATTGCAGAGGTTGTGGTGGTTGGCGGTGTCAGACGTTCGGCATTAATCTCTTTGTCTAATCTATCAGACCCCCGCATGGCTAAAGCTAAGTCTGGACAGTGGTGGCTTGATGAAGGCCAACGTGCTTTGGCTAACAATTCTGTGGCTTATACTGAGAAGCCTGACTTTGAATCTTTCTTAGCAGAGATGCACACCATGTATGAAAGTAAAGCAGGTGAGAGAGGAATCTTTAGTCGAGTGGCTGCACAGAAGGTTGCAGAGAGGAGTGGACGTAGAGACTCTGAGCAAGACTTTGGTACTAACCCATGCTCTGAAATTATCTTAAGAAGTAACCAGTTCTGTAACTTATCTGAGGTAGTGATAAGGGCAACTGATGACTTAAAAACTCTCAAGAAAAAAGTAAAAGTAGCTACTATAATTGGTACACTACAAGCCACCTTAACTGACTTTAGATATCTGAGGAGTGTGTGGAAAAGAAACACTGAGGAGGAGGCATTACTGGGTGTAAGTCTTACAGGTATATGTGACCATTATTTATTAGGTAATCCATATACCCCTGATTTAGAGAAATACCTAACAGAAATTAAAGAGGTTGCAATCAACACTAACAAGCGATGGGCTAACAAACTTGGCATCAATCAGGCTGCGGCTATTACTTGTGTTAAGCCGAGCGGTACTGTGTCTCAATTGGTAGATTCTGCTTCTGGTATCCATCCCCGTTTTTCTAAGTACTATATTAGAAGAGTACGTTCAGATGTTAAAGACCCCCTGGCCCAATATATGTCAGCAGCAGGATTCCCTATGGAGCCTGATGTAATGAACAAGTCATCGGTGGTATTTAGTTTTCCAGTTAAAGCACCTGACAACAGTACTTTAGTTAAAGATGTAGGTGCAATGCGACAGCTTAAACTTTGGAAGCGATATCAGGACTATTGGTGTGAACACAAGCCCAGCAGTACGGTCTATTACAACGATGATGAGTTCTTTGAAATATGTCAGTGGCTATGGAAAAACTTTGACTATGTTTCAGGTATTAGTCTGTTACCTGTTAGTGACCACGTATATCAACAAGCACCTTATGAAAGCATTACTGAAGAGCAGTATGATGAACTGAGCAAGGCAATGCCTGATGAAATAAAATGGAGTGACCTCGCTCTTTTTGAGGACGAGGACAACACAACAGGTTCGCAGGAGTTAGCCTGTGTTGGAGGAGCTTGCGAAGTTACGTAATCAACTATCCACTGTGGCATTATTACCCACCATATAAGAGGACTACTATGTCTATGAATAGAAAAGAAGTAGAAAGTTTACCCGTCAACGTAGTTCAGCTTATTGAAACTTTAGACCTAATCTTTCCTGAGCAGTCTGCCCTTTTAGAGTGGACTGATAGGGAGGTCTGGTTTAGGGCTGGTCAAAGGTCAGTCGTTCAATGGTTGTTAGAGTTGAAAAGGCGGGACGAAAACCCTAACAACTATGAGGATTAAATAATGTGTGGCCCAGTTGCAGCAGCAATTATAGGAAGTACCTTAGTATCATCAGCTTATCAAAAACAACAGTCCGATAAGGCAGAATCAAACGCAAGAAGAAGGCAGAAGGAGGCAGAGCAGCAAGCTACTGCGGAAAGGAATGCTCAAGATAGAAACACAATCGCAGCCGAGCTTAACCCGCTATTAATTACCAACAAAGGTAAGCCAGGTTCCCAAGGAATGTCCCAGCTTAAAGCTAAAGGCGGTTCTGGGGGCTATAGCGCATTAGGGCTAGGCGGTAAAAGCGGTACTGGGTTAAACATTTCAACAGGTGGATAGGAGTAATCTATGCAAGAGAACACTTCCTGCTCAAAGCGTTATCATAAACTAGCCGCTGACAGGGAGATTTATCTCGATAGAGCAAGAGAGTGTTCTGAGTTAACACTTCCTGCCTTGATAACTCCCGAAGGGTTTAGTTCCGCGACAGATTTATACCAGCCCTTTCAAAGTATTGGCGCAAGGGGTGTTAATAACCTCGCATCCAAACTAATGCTCCTTTTATTTCCACCTAATGCACCTTTCTTCCGTCTAGCTATGGACACTAAGACCAAGCAAGAACTTGATGGTGAAGGTGAG